GGCCTGAGCCTTGGCCTCTTCTTCGCGTCCTCGACGATGCGCTCGGAGATCGACGTGCTGCGCAAGCACCTCGGCGCCCAGCGATGAGGCCCGGCGCCGTCGTCTTCAAACTCGCCCTCGCTATGCTCGCGCTCGCGGCGTGGGCCCTCTTCCTCGCCCATGTGGCGACGCCCTGGAGCAATCCCCGCCATGTCGCAGTTACAGGACAGATCCCCCATGACAGATGACGTCATGCCTGACGCCGCCGCTGGCGGGTCTGCCAGCCCCTCTGACGCGGATGTCACGCCTGCCAGCCAGGGTGGCGCACATGCCGCGGCATGGCGCGTGCCAAAGGCGCTCGACGCCCTGGCGCCATACTATGACCTGCCACGCGAGCGCTGGCAGATGGTGTCAGACCTGACAGTGATGGTCTGCAACCTCGTCGCTGTCGGGCCTGACGCGGCCGGCGAGGCTGACGTCGTGCGCCAAGCCATCAAGACCGGCGTGCGGCGCCTGTCGGCCACCGCGGCGCGCGGTCAGCGGAGGTCGCCAGTATGACGCCGCTAGAGGCAGAGCGCGTCCTGAAGGATGCCGCCATCATGAAGGGCCAGCGCCAGCGGCTGATCGATGCACACAACGACCTGCTGGCCGCCCTGGATCTCCTGATCGAGCGCCACACTGTGCGCGTCGAGGAGGCCAAGGTGATCCTATCGGCGCCCAACGTCGTGAAGCTCAGAGGGCCACAGGGCCCGCAGAAGGAGAGATGACATGAGCATAGAGGCATCAGAGGCAGAGGCCGCTGCGGTGGCGGTGTCACACACGACGCGTGTGTCGCTGGCCGACATCGAGGCGAACATCATGGTGGAGTTCGCCTTCAGCGGCGCAAGAGCCTGTCTGGCGGCGCGCTATGAGGACAACATCCCAGAGGACGTTTTCGACACTCTTGGGCTGCTCACCATCCACATCATCGTGCTCAAGAACGGCTTCACGATCATCGGTAAGTCCGCCCCGGCGGACGCCGTTAACTTCAACGCCGAGCTCGGCCGCAAGTTCGCGCGCGAGGACGCCATTCGCCAGATTTGGCCGCTCATGGGCTACGCGCTGCGCGAGAAGTTGTTCCTCGCCGCGACGGCTGACGACTGACCCAAACGAGGACGGGGCGCCCGCTGCCACGGCCGCCCCGTCAATTCACTTCCGAGAAAGGCACTAACCTGTGAGGATCATGTGCAGGACCAACATGTAGGGCGATTTGGCCCCGCCGCACAAGATGCGGCGTTCTGTTCAATCGAAGCCGAGCAGGCGATTCTTGGGGCGGTGCTGCTTGAAAACGGCATCATCGACCGCCTGCCGCAGCTGGACGGCTCGCACTTCCACGTCCCCGCGCACGCAGCACTTTGGGTCGAGTGCGGCAGGCTGCTGCGATCGGGCCAGTTGGTCGACCCGGTCACCATCAAACCGTGGTGGATTGCGCAGCCGTTCGCGGAAGAGATAGGCGGGGCGCTCTATCTGCTCGGCCTCATGGACAAGGCCGCGCGCCTGACCGCGATCGCGATCGACTATGCCGACGTGCTGCGCGAGATGGCGAGCCGGCGCCAAATCCAATCGATCGCGCTTGATGCGCTTTCGATGCTCAAGAAGGGCGGGCCGTCCTCCGAGATTTCGGCTTTGGTCGAGGGCGCCATTCGGGGCGTCGGCGCCGCGCGCCATTCAGCGACGATCGGGATTCAAGAGGCTTGGGACATGGTCATGGACGACCTCGCCAAGCCGATGTCGCCGGCGGCGCGGTTTGGGTTTGACGTGCTCGATCGAATGTTGGGCGGTTTGTTCGCGTCGGATTTGATCATCCTGGCCGGGCGCCCAGCGATGGGGAAGACGTCCCTTGCGACCAACATCGCCGTGAACACCGCGCTGCGGGGCGGCATCGTCCACTTTGCGTCGTGCGAAATGCCGGCCAAGCAGCTTGCCGGGCGCATCGGCTCGCGCCTGACGCAGGCCTTCAATTACTCCGACCTGCGCATGGCCGACTATCGCCCGTCGCCGGAACGGCTGCAGGGGGCGCGCGCGCTTTTCCCGCACGGCTTGCGGGTGGATCAGACTGGCGGGCAGACGATTGCGCATTTGGAAGCCCAGGTGCGCGCCACGCGCCAGCGCTACGGGGCCATCAACCTCGTCGTGGTCGATTACCTGCAACTGATGACCGTGCCGGGAAGTAAGGAAAATCGCACGCAAGAAGTTTCGGCGATCACGCAGGGTCTCAAGAACCTCGCCAAGCGCCTCGACGTGCCGGTGCTGGCGCTTTCGCAATTGTCCCGCCAAGTGGAGACGCGCGATGACAAGCGCCCGCAGCTTTCAGACCTTCGCGAAAGCGGCTCGATCGAGCAAGACGCCGATAGCGTCCTGTTCGGCTACCGCGACGAATACTACCTCCGTCAGCGCGAGCCCAAGCCCAAAGAGGGTGAGAGCAAGGCCGATTTCGACATCCGCTTCCACCGCTGGCACGACGCCCTCGACGCCAGCCGCGGCGTGATGGAAGTGATCATCGCAAAAAACCGCCACGGGCAAGTTGGTTCCGAACGTCTTCGGTTCGATCCGCCAAAAGACACAGTCTCGAACTTTGAAGGGCGCACCGTATGAGCGGTCCGATTGATCACGTTTTCTCCATGCTCCCATCCCGCGCGGTCGATGACCCAGGCCTCTCCGACCTCGATGTCCGCGTCCTGGCGGTGTTCGCGGCCCACAACAGCAACGACGGATGGGTGCGAGGCTACGGTTCGGTCGCTGATGTGCTGAGCCGCAGCGTGCGCTCCGTGCGGACGTCATCGCTGCGGTTGATCGAGAAGGGCTACCTCGATGTGCGTGAGAGCGCGCAGGGCGGCACAGACGTTGACGACACGCTGTTCCGCGTCCGCGCTGCGCCGGCGCCCAAGGCAGCTGGAGGTCGCAATGCTTGAACGCGACCAGCCCCGCTATTCGGTGATTCCGGCCCGCGCCGCATCCGACACACGCCTGACGCTTGGAGACCTGCGAACGCTCAATGCGCTCGGCGTCTTCGCCGACAAGCATGGCGTCTGCTTCCCCTCGTATGCCGAGATCGAAGATCGGTTCTTCATCCCGAAGAGCACGTCGCGCCGATGCGTGAAGAGGCTGCAGACGTTCGGCTACATCGAGGTCATTTCGCGCGCGCGCGACGGCTCATTTGCGCAGACTTCGAACGAGTATCGGATCGTTCACGACGCGTGCCAGGCGGGCAGCGGGCGAGGCGATGATGCCGCGGAGAAGCGCACCCCCGTGCTCAAGGCTATGAGCACGCCCCCCGTGCCCACAGCTATGGACACCCCCATGCCCACCCAGGTGAGCACGGGTAATGAGCCCCCCGTGTCCACCCAGGTGAGCACCCCCCATGCTCACCTAGATGAGCCCCCCCCATGCTCACAGGGTGAGCACCCTATAACGACCCATTTAACGACCCATCTAACGACCCACTCATTGGCCCCTGCCGATCTCCCCCCCACCGGCGGGGCAGGGCTGTTCGGCGACGCCGTCAGCGAGGCGCCCCCTCCCAAGCCAAGGCGCAAGCCGAAGGCGAAAGCGCCGTACACGGACGAGTTCGAGGTTTACTGGAAACGCTGGCCGCAGGCGATCCGCGCAAACTCCGACAAGCCCACGTCCGCGGCCCGCTGGAAAGCCGCCCGAGAGCGCTATAGCGCCGACACGCTGATGCTCGCGGCCCAGACCTACCTCGCCAACACGAAGGTCACGGACGCCGATCCTGGCCCCTGGAAGCCACGCACCTGCCAAGCCCAGGTTTTCCTCAACGGCAAGCTCGATGCCGCCGTCGAGGCCGCGCTCGCAGCCAGCGTGGCTCACGATCCGGCCGGCTGGCGAGAGCGCGACCAGATCTGCATCAACGGCCAATGGTGCTGGCCGGACGGCAAGCCCGTCGAACACGCGCCGGCCGCGCCGATCGCGCGCTAACTCACAGGCACAACGATGACCACCACACGCTGCAAGTCCTGCGCGCACTTCGCTCCGGAAAGCCCGTTTGAAGCCTTGAACCCATACGCGGTTGACGGCGGCCAATGCCGCATTTCGCCGCCCGTGCTGTTGGTGGTTCAAGGCGAGCCCGTCACGGCGTGGCCGATCGTTCGCTACACCGATTTCTGCGGAGCGTGGCAGGAGGCCCCGGCGCCGCGCTGAAAATGTCGCTCTGGTAGCCTTCTGATTGTCCCGATACGGACGGATAGTGATGGCCCGTTAACTCTATCCCGCGAACCTCCCACGATGCACCGGCACACGACCGCACCCACAGCGAGCATTGGATCGAAGCGGCCGGACTGCCATCGGGGATATGCGTGATGCCCGGAACCGTGGTCGTCCCGATCGAACTGCTGATCCAGGCGATCATGACCGTCGGCAGCTTCGGCGTGGTTTGGGGCGTGCTGAAGGCGGAACTTCGCTCCCTGCGCGAAGGCGTGACCTCAGCGCGCGTGGATCTCGAGAAGATCGCGGAAGCGGGCCTTGTCCAGCGCGTCGGAGAGCTCGAGCGCCACACGCCCAAGGTTGAGCAGATCGCGCCTTTGACCGAGCGCATGAGCAATTTCGAGCGTCGGTTCGAGGCTGAGTTTGAGCGTGTGCGCGCCGATTTTGAGCGCATGCGCTCGGACATCAAAGATTTGTCGCAGGGCATCCGCGATCTCGCCTCAGCAATCGTCAAACGCACGGCGGCCTAATCATGATCGACCCCTTCGCCTACAACGGCCCGAAAAGCGCCGAAAGACTGGAAGACGAGCGGTACATCCGCGCTCTGCGCATGCGCGACATCGATGGCCTATCCTATCGCAAGATCGGCAAGGCGCTGGGCCTGACCTACAACATCGTGCTGGGCAAGCTGCAGCGCATCGACAAAGCCGCCGACGCTATGGAGGCGCTCGATGCAAACTGACGCGCCTCCCACGATCGACGACGCCGTCGCCGAAATCGCGCGTTTGCGCGCCGCCAATCAGGATCTGTCGCGCCGCGTCGCGTGGGCCGAGGGGAGGCGAGGCGATGGCGCGCACCGTGCGCCTGGTTTCACGGTTTCGGAGACGCGCATCCTGCGAATCCTGGCCGCGACCGGCTTTGTCGCGCCCGATCAGGTCGAGGCTCTGCAGCGCCATATGAGCAACGTGCGCCGCAAGCTGCGCGAGAGCCACCCCACGATCACGATCCGAACCGTGATCATGGAGGGCTATGAGCTCGCCAGCGGGCGCGACGACCTGCGCAAGCTGCTCCTGGCCCGCGCGGAGAGCGACAGTTCCCAGGCGCCGGCCCAGCGCCCGACACCCACTGAGCGCGTGCTCGCCGAGCGCGCCGAGAAGAAGGCCCTAGCGCGATGATCGACTACAAGCTCACCGCCCTGAACCCGTTTGCAGGCATCACCAAAATGCCCGAGGGCCTGACCCGCGACGACGTCACGGTCCTCATCGATTGGTCGCCGCCCGCGGGCTACCACTGGTCCGCAGCGCGCTGGCCGATCTGGCCGATCGAATGGTCGCCGCCGGCGTTCGCGTCGCTCGCGGCAGACCTTTCCGCAGATCCCACCTCAACCTTCATGCTTGAGCCCGCAGGAGGCAGCGATGCGTCTGACTGAAATGCTCGACGCGAACAGCGTGCGCCGCGATCTCATCGCCAAGGGCCTCCTGATCCCCCGTGAAGAGGATCTGCCCTGGACGACGAACTACAAGCGCGCCTATGCGCTGCAGCGCGCCAGGCGGCAGGTGGGGGCGACGCAATGAGCGCCGCCAAGAAGCCGCCGCGCAAGCGCACGCCCAAGGCCGACCCGGCCAAAGAGGCCAAGCGCGCCGCAAACCGCGCGAAACGCGATGCGATCGCCAAAGAGGAAGATCAAGCGCGGGCGATCACCGCCATCCCCACGCCCGAGGTGCTGGACGCCGATCGCCGGCGCTATTCGCGTTCTGATGCGGACGCGATCCTCAGCCTCATCGCCGACGGCCGCTCGATGCGCCAAGCCTGCGACACGGTCGGCGTTCGCCGCGCGACGTTTCTGACGTGGGCGCTGGACGACATCGACGGGCTCTCGTCTCGATACGCACGCGCGCGCGAGATCGGGATCCACGCGATGGTCGACGAGATCACCGACATCGTCGACGACGCCTCCAACGATTGGATGGAGCACGAAACCGAGGCTGGCCGCATCGTGACGCAGGTCAATCAGGAGCACATCGCGCGTTCAAAGCTTCGCGTCGACCACCGCAAATGGATCGCCGCCAAGGTGCTCCCGGCGCTCTACGGCGAGCGGGTGAGCGTCGAGCACAGCGGAACCGTCCAGCATGAGAGCCGCGTGAGCGAGCGCACGAAGCGCCTGCAGCTGGTGCGCGATCGCAGGGATCAGACCGTGGGAGCGTCGTCAGATGACGTCCTCGAGCGCGCCCACTGAGGACGATTGGACCGACGAGGATTTTGACTTCCTCGCTGCAGATCTCACGACCTACGCTGAGGTCTGTCTCGTCATTCGTCCGAAGACAGGCGATCCCCAGCCGCTGATCTTCAATGCGAGCCAGCGGTTCGTGCATGAGCGATTAGATAAGCAGAAGCGCGAAAAGGGCTATGTGCGGGCGCTGTGCTGCAAAGGGCGACAACAGGGCGTGTCAACTTACGTCGGCGCGCGCTTTTACCATAAGGTCACCAACCGCCGCGGGGCGCGGGCCTTCATCCTGACGCACGAGCAGCCGGCGACCTCGAATCTTTTCGGCATGACGAAGCGGTTCCACGACAATTGCATGCCCGAGATGCGGCCGGAGACCGGCGCCAGCAACGCCAACGAGCTCACGTTTCCGGTCCTCGACAGCGGCTACAAGGTCGCGACCGCCGGCGGCAATCCCGTCGGCCGCTCGGAAACGCTGCAGTATCTGCACGGGTCCGAATTCGCGTACTGGCCCAACACCGACGCCAACCTGCAGGGCCTGCTTGAGGCGGTGCCGCTCGCGCCCGACACCGAGGTGATCCTAGAAAGCACAAGCGCGGGTCCAGGCGACACTTTCCACGCCATGTGGAAGGCCGCCAAACGCGGGCAGAGTGACTACATCGCGATCTTCGTGCCCTGGTTCATCCACGAAGAATACGTCGCGACGCCCCCGGACGATTGGGCGCCGCCCAAGGCCTTCGCCGAATACGCCGATCGCCTGTCGCTGTTGCGCGAGCGCACCTATTGGGCATGGCGCAAGAACCGCGACATGGCCTCGGCGCGCGGCTTGGATCCGGACGTGATCTGCCAGGCCTTCAAGCGCGAATACCCGGCGACCGATGACGAGGCCTTCGAAGAGGCGGGCGACGATCTTGCCCGCGCGATCCCGCTCGCCTGGCTGCGCGCCGCCCAGGCCCGCGCCGTCAAGAACAGCCACGTCAAACGCCCCGTGACAGGCGTCGGCATCGACGTGTCCGGCCGGGAAGGGGGCAAGGACGCGGACAAGACCGCGATCGCCGCCTGCGCTGAGGTGCGATTCACGACGCCGATCACCATGCCGGGCTCGATCACGATCGACGGGCCCGCGATCGCCGGCGCGTCGGTGCGCTATCTGGCCGACAAGCCGGTCGTTGCGGTCGATCTCACGGGCGGCTGGGGCGGCGACGTTCTCACGACGCTCACGAAATCGATGAAGCAGACGGCCTACGGCGTGAACTTCGCCAAGGCGTCGAAGATGGTCGCCCGGCGCGGCGCCTTCACGATGCGCAACATGCGCGCCGCTTTGTACTGGGCGTTCCGCGAAGCGCTCGACCCCGAATATGGCGACGGCCTCGAGCTCGACGTGGACGAAGAGACGATCGAGGATCTCGCTGCGGCTTCCTTTGAAGTGACCCCGTCGGGCGTGCTCATCGAGGAGAAGGATCAGATCCGCAAGCGCCTGAAGCGCTCCCCCGATAAGGGCGACGCCGTGCTGCTCGCATGGTGGGCCGCACGCGCCAAAGCGCGGCTTGCGGCGCAGGAGGCGCTGCGCATCAACGAAGAGGACGCGGGCATCGGCGGTGGCCGCGGCGGGTCGTCGTCGGCGAACGCCTGGATGATCGGCTGAACATATCCGCTGAACATATCTGCAGGCGTCGTTCTGATCAGAACGGCACTCCGGTGTGATGGACCCGCTCGACGGCATCGACACCATTGCTGCGCCCACGACGCCGCCCGTGCCGGACGCGCAGGGCCCAAGCGCTCGCGCGATCGATGAGCGCATCGTCGATGAGGCGATCCGCCGGTATCGCGAAGGCTACGACTTCGACAAGGAAAACCGCGACGGCGCCTACGAAGACGCGCTGTTTTATGGCGGCAAGCACTGGGACAAAGAGATCGAGCAGCGCCGGCGCGATGAGAAGCGCCCGACGCTGACGGTTCCACGCCAGCAGCAGTTCGTGAAGCAGATCACGGGCGAAATTCGCCGCAACAAGCCCTCAATTCGCTGCTCTCCGGCGGACGGCTCGGCGACCGGCGAAGCGGCGCAGCTGTTCGAAGGCATCATCCGCCACATCCAGGCGCAGTCGCAGGCGTCGCGGGTATTCACCCGCGCGTCCGAGCACGCCGCAATCGTCGGCATGGGCCATTTCAAGCTGACGCTGGAATGGGCCGACGAGAAGTCCTTCGACCTCGAGCTCCGGATCCGGTCCATCCGCAATTGGAACAGCGTCGTGTGGGATCCCGCCTCGGCGATGGACGACAAGGCCGACGCTGAGTGGTGTACGATCACCCAGGATCTGACCAAAGAGCAGTTTGAGCGGACCTATCCCAACGCCAGCGCGGCTGCGTTCCCGAAGCAGCGGCCTTACGCGCCGCAGCAAATCCCCATGCGGATGGGCGGCGCGGTCATCACGGTCGGCGAATACTGGCGCGTCGAGCGCGAGCCGATCGAAATTGTCCAGCTGACGCACGGGCCGACCGGCGCAGTGACCGTGCTCGAGGCTCCCGACCAGCAGATCATCGCCGAGGCGATGGCCGACGGCTGGCAGATCACCAACCGCAGGCCTTCGTACCGCAAGGCGGTGCGGATGTACCTCGTCGCGATCGACGGCAAAGAGGGGCTTCTGCAGCCGCCTGTGACGTGGCCGGGCGAGCGCATCCCGGTGTTCACCGTCGTCGGCGAAGAAACCGACATGCCGGACGGCCAGGTCATCCGCCACGGCCTGATCCGCAACACCAAGGATGCGCAGCGCACGCTGAACATGGCGCGTAGTTCGCAGGTCGAGCGCGACATGATGGCCCCGCAGGTGCCGTTCATTCTCGCCGATGAGCAGATCGCCGGTTATGAGCGCGAGTGGGAGAAGGCCAACACCGGCCGCGCGGCCTACCTGCGCTATCGCACCACGAATTCGATGGACGGCTCGCCGATCGGGGCGCCGCGCCCGCAGCGCGAGCCCCCCATACAGCCGGATCCGTCGTCAAACCTGCTTGCCGCCGCCTCGATCGAGGACATGAAGGCCGCGACCGGCATCTACGATGCGAGCCTCGGCCAGCGCAGCAACGAAACGTCCGGCATCGCCATCCAGGCGCGCGACGCCCAGGCCGAAACCTCGACCTACCTCTACGTCGACAACCTCATGGGCGCGATAGAAAGCTGCGCGCGCGAGTGCCTGGTCGTCATTCCGCAGATCTATTCGTCGCGCGACATGATCCGCATCGTCGGCGAAGACGATCAGCCGGCCGTGCTCTCGCTCGAGGAAATGCGCGCCCAAGGCGCCGACCTCAACGTCGGTCGTTACGACGTGAACGTCCGCGCCGGTCCTTCGTATCAGTCCGAGCGCGAAGAGCAGACCGCGGCGATGACCGAACTTGCGGGCCTCTTGCCCGAGCCGCTGCGCGTCGTCCTCGCCAAGCGCATCGCCAAGAACGGCGACTGGAAAGACGCCGAAGCGATCGCCGAGGAGCTCGGCGCCGCGGCGACCGCGATGGGCATTCTCCCGCCCCCCGGCATGCCCCCCGGCATGCCGCCGGGAATGCCCGGCATGCCCCCAATGCCGCCCGGCATGCCCATGCCGCCAGGAGCGCCCCCGATGGGCGCCGGCGGGCCTCCCGGCATGCCCCCGATACCTGGGCCTATGGGCCCTCCGTCTTCGCCCCGCGTCGCCCCCGCCGGCGCGGAACGCGTACCGCCACAGGCTGTGCCTGCAGGGCGGGCGGGGATGATGGGAGCAGTCAATGTCCGTTGAAGTCTCGGACGCCCTTTCGGGCATCCAAACGCAATCCGTGGGTGAGCTTCCCGCACCGGCTGGTCAGCCGGGCGTCGATGGCCCCGTGGGTGCAGAGCCGGTCGCGGAGACCGCTGTTGGAGACGTCCAGCAGCCCGCGCCGGCCGAACAGATCGTCGATCACCAGCAGCCCGACGCCCAGGACAAGCGCAGTCCCGGCTATCGGTTTTCTCAGCTGACCGCCGACCGCAACAAAGCCCAGCAGGAAGCCGCTTACTGGCGAGGCGTCGCCGAAGCGTTCCAGCGCGGCCAGGCTCCGGGGGCGCCGCAGAACGCGGTCGCCGCTCCCGAAGCCCCGCAACCTCCGTCAGCCCCCAACCCGACGCTCTATGAGTACGGGGAGGTGGATCCGCGGTACTTGGCCGATCTCGCCAAGCATCACGGTCGGGAGGAGGCCGCAGCGCTTTTCCGCGAACAGCAGGAAAAGGCCGAAGCTGACGCGCGCGCCCGCGCTGAGGCTGCTCGGCATAACGAGGGCTTGACCCGGTTCAAAACGGTCGTCGATGAGACGCGATCGGCGGGTTTTGAGGCCGGCGCAGAAGTGTTGCGGGCCGTCGCCGCCGACACGCAAACCGCCGATCTCATCGCGACCTCAAGCCATCCGGCGCATCTCGCCGAATGGCTGGGCCGCAACCCGGACTATTTCAACGACATCGTCGCCGCGGACAGCATCGCCGAGCGCGCGCGCTTGGTCGAACGCGCCGCCGTGCATGTCTCCACCTACGTCGAAGCCCGCCGCCGCCAAGCGTCGGCGCGTCCGACGCCGTCAACGGCGCAACCTGCGCCCGCTCCCCAGCCTGCACCTGCCGCCGCACCCGCACCCGCTACCCCAGGCCTCACGGCCACGACAGGGGTGCAGGGCAGGGGCGGCGCCGTTCCCTTCAACCCCGACACCGCGGCGTTCAGCGATCTCGAAGCCCGATTCCGGTCGCTGCACACGCGCAGTCGCTAGGGCCGTCTTGAAACGACGCGCCCGGAGTAAATGCTATGCCTAACGCTATTGCTACACCGACGGTGTTCGCCCAGGCGGGCCTCGTCTGGTTGAAAAACAGCCTCGTCATGGGCCGTTTGGTCAACACCGATTACACCAAGGAATTCCGGAAGATCGGCGACACCGTGAAGGTGAAGCGTCCGCCGTCGTTCCTGGTCGGCAACGGGCGCGTTGCGAAAAGCCAAGACGTGATCGAAGGCTCGGCGGACGTCCGCATCGACCGCCAAAAGCACATCAAGGTCAAGTTCACGTCGTTCGAAGACACGTTGTCGGTCGATGCTCTTCTCAAGAGCAAAGTCCTCGGCAATGCGATGGCCCAGCTCGGCCAGCAAGTCGATAGCGATCTGCTCTCGACCTTCCGCGCCTGCTACTCGACTGTCGGCACGCTCGGCACAGCGATCACGACGCCGGCGCAGTTCTTCCGCGCGCCGCAGCGTCTCGACAACATGGCGGTGCCCTCTGACGAGCGCGTCGGTGTGTTGTACCCGGATGATTACTGGGGCCTCGCGTCCTACTTCACCGGCACGACGCAGATGACCGACAATTCGATCGGCCGCTCGGCCCTTGAAAAGGCCATGCTGCCGCTGATCGGCGACGTCCAGCCCTACAAGAGCCAATCGGTTCTCAACCACGTCTTCGGATCGTGGGCTACGGCTGGCACGATCACTGTGAAGGGCGCTGGTCAATCGGTCACCTATTCGTCGGTCAAGGAAACGATGATCTCGACGCTGCGCATCCAGGGCGCGTCGAACGGGGCGACTTTCAACGTCGGCGACACGTTCACGATCGCCGGCGTTTTCGCCGTCAATCCGCGCACGAAGGCCCGCCTGAACTATCTGCAGCAATTCGTCGTCTCGCCGGGCCCGGCCCTGGCGAACTACGTTGCTGCGACGCTCACGGACGTGGACGGATCGACCTACACGGACAGCTACAACGGGACTTACACGTTCTCGACCGCTGGCCTCTCCGAGCAGACGATCAACATCTCCCCGCCAATCATCGTGACCGGCGCGGAACAGACCGTGTCGGCCGCTCCCGCGGACGGCGCCGTCATCACGATCGCTGGCACGGCAAACAGCACGACCCCGCAGAACATCGTCTTCCATCGCAACGCCATCACGCTTGCGACGGCCGACCTCGTTCTGCCGTTCACGGGCGAAGCGGCGATTGCGAGCGATCCGGATACGGGTCTTTCGATCCGCTACTGGCGCTATTCGGATGGCGACAACGATGAGCATGCTCACCGTTTCGACATTCTGTACACGGCTCTCATGATCGACAACCGGCTGGCGACGCGCGTCGGCGGCGGCTGATCCAACGCGCGGGGGAGGGGACGACCTTCTCCCGCGCTTCTGCTTTTTCACGACACTGAGCCTTTAGGCTCATCATTCCTCGGAGGCACACATGCCCTTCCTCGAAACCTCTGGCCCCCGCCAGCACAGCGATGGCCGCGCCGACGGCCAGATCTTTGGCCTCGCGCCGACGGATCGCATTTCGTTCTTCGGCGCCAACCCGGTCGTTCGCGCCTCGGGCGCCATTCAAGCCACGCTCACGCGCGGTCTGGCGGCTGGCGTCATCGCCACCTACTCGACGACGCAATCGCCGTCGGCGGTGACCGCCAACACCACGGGCGAGCGTTCCATGACGGTCCAGACCGGCACGGGCGCCACGATGCTGGTCGCTGCGGGCGATCTTCTCTACGTTAACAAGCCGACCGCCCAGGCGGGCCTCGGTGTTGGCAACGCCCGCATCTCGGCGTCCAACACGGTTCAGGTGACGTTCTCGAACTTCACCGGCGGCTCAATCACCCCGACCGCCTCGGAAGCCTACCGGATCGTCGCGATCCGCGGCCTGCCGTCGATCTCCGCTACGCTGTCGCCGGCGCAGGTCGCCGCCAACGCCACGGTTGAGCAGCAGTTCGCCGTCACCGGCCTTGCGGCTGGTGGCCTTGTGCAGGTCTCCAAGCCGACCTCGCAAGCCGGTCTCGACATCGTCGGGGTCCGTGTGGTCTCGGAAGGCGTTCTTGGCATCACCTTCGCCAACGTGACGGCCTCGCCGATCACGCCGACCGCCGCTGAAGTCTACACCATCAGCGTGGTCTTCGGTCTCGATGCCGCCAACAACGACATTTGGGCTCAGATGAACGCCGGCACCGTCGGCGCCATCGGCGCGGGCGTCGTCGCCACGGGCGGCTCAACGGCCTTCACGGGCGTGCTCGCGACCGACGCGGTGACGGGCTGGTACAAGCCAACCTCGCAGGCTGCAGCGACCAACGCTGCGACCCTTGCGGGTGCGGTGGCGACCGCTGACACGCTGACGGCCTACTTCGCCGGCATCGGCACGGGCCTCACGCCCACCGCCGCGGAAGTGTATCAGTTCCGCCTTTCGCGGATCGCACCGGCTGCGCCGCTTGTCCTCTACACCCCGTCGATCGCGCCGGGCTCTGTCGCGGCCAACACGACGGCCGAGCAGACCTTCACCGTCACGGGCCTCGTTGCGGGCTCGCCGGTGTGGATCAACAAGCCGTCGTACACGGTGGGCATCGGCATCGTCGGCGTGCGCGTGAGCGCTGTGAACACGCTTGCGATCACGTTCTCGAACTCGACCAGCGGCGCCATCACGCCGCCGACCGAGACCTACGTCGTCGGCAACTTCCAAGTGCCGTCGCCGGGCGCTGGCAACTGCGTCTATCAGACGGTGAGTCGCGCGAACGATGCGCAGTCGAACCTGCTGAGCGCGATGCGTAACGCGTTCGTCAACTACGGCCTGCTCGCAGGCGCGTAACGAAAGGGCGGGGCGCTTCACCGGCGCCCCGCCGCTTTCTTTGAATTGAGGGCTGACCGTGAACTATTCATCCTGGCCGAAATGGTTTTACCCGCCCGGTCGCCCCGCGAGCGACGGGCAGATCTTTGCGTCGTCTACGGACGTTCCCGAGGGCTGGGGCGCTGAGCCGTCTGCGCCTGTCGAGACCGAGGCTGCGCCGATCGTCGCCAACCTTGGCGCGCCGCTTGATAGCCCGCACGCCGTCAACCTCCTGCGGGCCGAGAACCTCGGCCTCACCGCCCAATTGGATCAGGCGCGCGCCGAGCTGGAAGCGCTGCGCGCCGAGGTCGCCACGATGCGCGCGGGCGTCACCCGCAAGCGCTCGAAGGCCGATCCCGCGCCGGCCGATCCGGCGCCGCCGCCTGCGGCTCCTGAGCCCACCACGGACGATTTTGTCCCGGTGTCCGTCGATCCCGACGCGCCGTAACCTTTAGGACGCCCCGATGCCCTACGATTTGCGCAGCGCCCCCCAAAACCTGATGGACAACCTTGGTCGCCTCAAGGTGTCCATGCATCAGAACATCTACGAAGCCGACTTCGAATACGGCGCTCAGGCGCTGCGCTGGGAGGGCCTTACGGCCGGCGGCGGGGCGATCACGCATCTGCCCACGCAGGGCGGCGTGCAAGTGGGCGTCGGCCAAGCGGCGGGCGATTTCGCGATCCGTCAATCGAGGCCCTATCACCGCTACCAGCCCGGCAAGACCATGTATTTCGCGTCGGGCACGGTGTTCGGCGCTCCGGTCTCGGGCAATCGCCAGCGGGTCGGCTTTTTCGATGACGCCAACGGCGTGTTCTTCGAGCAGGCCGAGGCCACGGCTTCAAACCCCTCGGGCATGTTCGTCGTGCGCCGCTCGGATTCGGGCGGCTTGCCCACCGACGAGCGCGTCTCGTTTGAGAACTGGTCGGCCTTTGACCGCACAAGCAGCCTTTACGACAGCCGATACGATCAGATCATCCGCAACCTGAACTGGCAGCGCGGCCAGATGATCTGGATCGAATTCGCTTGGTACGGTTTCGGCCTCATCCGCTGGGGCGTGTTCATCGACGGCGAGCCGATCGAGTGCCACCGCCTGGGGTGGGCCAACAGGGCCGGGCAGGGCGTCGGCATTGCGCCGGCCACGGTGCCGTGGGCCCGCACCGGCAACCTCCCGGTGCGCTACGAATTGCGAAATCTCGTGGCGACGTCGGCGTCGTCTTCGCTGATCCATTACGGCGTCAGCGTCATGGTGGAAGGCCGCGTCGATGAAAGCCGCGGCTTCACCTATTCGGGCGGGACCGCGCGCGGCGCCCAGGTCACCGTCAGCGCCAACACGACGCAACGGCCGCTGTTCTCGGTGCGGCTGCGGCCGATGGGCATTTCGTCGGAATCCAACACGGCGTCGGCCGGCTCGACGACCTCTCTGACGCGCGCAGGCGCCGGCTGGACCGCCAACCAATGGCGTGGGTACTTCCTTCTCACGACGGGCGGCACCGGCGCGGGTCAGATGGCGCGGATCGTCTCCAATGACGCGACGACGTTGTCGCTGGTCGATAGCATCACCGGCGGCCCGCTCGGCACGGGGCTCGCCAACGGCACGACCTACACTGTCGGCTATCCGACGCGGGGCTTGGCGCTGCCGCGCCGCTTGGTGATCTCCTCAAGCGCGTTCTGCACGGTCGAGCTCATCTCCAACGTCACGGCTTTGACGACGCCGACGTGGACGGCGCTCTCGACGCTCGGATCGGCCAACAGCTTCGCGCAGGTCGATACGGCCTCGACGACCCTGACGGGCGGCGAGGTCGTCTGGGCCTTCACGGCGCCGGCCGGCGGCTCCGGGCTGCAGGAGTTCGACCTGATGGCGTTGTTTCCGCTCTTCAACAACATTCGCGGCACGGTGCCGGACACATTGACGGTTGCGGTGACGACGCCGTCGGGCGCTCCTGCGACGCTCTCGGGCCACCTGACGTGGCTTGAACAGATGAGTTGACGCCGACGTTCCAACAGGGTTCCGCGCGGCGTGCGAACTCTGTTGGATGGCGACCGCGCGCGAAACCATCCAGAAGGCTCTCCGCAAAATCGGCGTCGCCGTTTTGCTGCAGGCTCCAAGCGCCACGCAGCTGGCGATGGGTCTGACCGAACTCAATCAGCTGATCTCGCAATATGCCGGCTTCGGCGTGAGCCTGCCGCCGGTTCTGGTGAAACAGTCCGTGACGCTGACCATCAGCGACGACGAGCCGTCGGCGCGCCTGGCGGCAGCGGGCGGCATCACCATCACGCTGCCCGAGCAGCCGGTTGACGGGGCCCGCGTGCAGGTGATCGACGTCGGGCTCGCCTTCGCCGGCGCGCCGGTGACGCTTTCCCCGAACGGCTGGCTCATCGAGGGCGCGACCGCGAACCTGACGCTCAACACCGCGGGCCTGAACCGGGCGTGGATGTTTCGCCCCGATCTCGCCGCCTGGGTGCGCGCCGCGCCGCTCCTGATCGACGACGTCTTGCCGTTTCCGGAAGAGTTCGACGCGGGAATGGCGCTGCTGCTCGCCCAGCGCCTCGCTGGCGAGTATGGCCGCGAACTCAGCCCCGAAGACCGGGGCATGGCGATGGCGGCCCACACGCGGCTGCGTGCGCGCTATGCGGCGCCCCCGAAACTTTCCTTCTCGGACGAGGTCGCGCGGCTCGGAGACGCTTCGCGCAATAGAGGCTGGTGATGGCTGACAATCGGGCTAAGGCCTTCGCGCAGATGTCTGCGGCGATCAAGGCGAAAACGGGCATTGAGGTCGCGCCGGAACCCGGATCCTGGGCGGCTTTCAACCAGAGCCTGACGGCCAAGATCAATGCGACGCGGACAGGTCTCGGGCTTCCGCCTGTCGCGGAGGAGATCCCGCCGCCGATGTCGGGGCTTGGAGGGCTGGGCGCGCCAGGCGGCGCCCGGCAGTATCTCGCGGGCGATCCGATCGCGCTGACGCCCGCCGCGCCGGGCACGTCAACGATCGCGCCGGCGCCGCCGGTCGATCCGCGCCTGCCGCCGTCGGTGTTCGAGCCGACGATCGACGACCGCTTTCGCCTCGGTGGCGAAGAGGTGGGCCGCAGGTTTGGCGCGTTCGGCGACAGCCTGTCCGACTTGACGCTTGGCGCGCTCAATCGCGACCTCGAGAGCTCGGCGCGCGGCAAGATCGCCGGCGCTCCGTCTCTGACGGCTCCCGATCCGAACGAAATCATTGTCGCGGCGCCGCGGCCAAGTCTAGGGACGCGCGCGCGCGCCTTCGGCGAAGATATCGGCATGTCGGCGAGCAACGTGGGAAGCCTTGCGCGCACGTTCGCCCCGGAGATTCCCGGCGCCATTGCGCGCGCTCCGGCGGTGATCGACGATGCGAAGCGGCAATTGGCTTATGGGGCGACTTTCCAGCCGGCGGTCGAGGCCTATGATCTTGTGCAGCGCGGCGACCAAGCGTTCCGGGCGGGCGACGAGACGTCTGCGGGACGCGCATATGCCGACGCCGCCGGGCAGGGCGCGATGTTTGCGGCCAACGCGCTCGGCATCGCCGGCGACCTCGCTGCAGGTCTTGGCCCGTTTAGGGCTGAAGAAGCGGGATCTGCGATCGCAAAGGGCTTCGGCTGGCGTCCGCCGGTCGGCGCCGGGGGCCGTGCACCCGACCTCGCTGACGAGATCCCGCCCGGCCTGCCGCGCGCAACCGACATGGGCCGCTCCGACGCGCGCATCCCGCGCTCGGCGGCCGTCAATGAGAACGATCCCTTCGCGCTTGACGCTGTCGATGGGCTCAGCGCGCGCCCGCTGACCGGCTACCGCAACGCGGACGCCATCCTCAAAGAGTATGGCCTCGGTGATTTGGCGGGCAAGCGCGCAGAGGCGTGGACGAGCGGCGATTGGAACCGCGCGCGCGCGGTGCTGGGGCCAGACGATATGGCCGAGGTCGAGACCGCGCTCACGCGCCGTTTCGAGGTCGAGGGCATGGGCGACGGGCGCGCCCGCGGCGGACGCTCCGAAGGCCCGATGGATGACTATCGGCCGACGAGCGATCCATCTGCGCGGTCGCAGTTTCCGGATGCGCAGATGGCCGACGAGGCTCTACCGGGTCCGTTGCCGGCCGCCGATCGGGCGCGTCAGCGCTGGGGCGTAAATCCGGACGTGGCGCTCGGCGTCGGCGCGCTCGGCGCGGCGGCGGCCGCGGATGCGCTTGACGGGGAGGAGGAGTTTAACCCCTGGACGGTGGCGCCGGCGGTGATGATCGGCGGTGCTGTTGCTGCGCGGCTCGCGGGGCTCGGCAATCCAAAGTTCCAGCAGGCGCTGCGAGGCGCCGAAGAGGCCGCCGCCAACGGAGCGACGCGGGAGGAGATTTGGGCGACGTACAAGGCGCGCAAGAATGCTGCAGGCAATTGGGAAACCGAAGCCAGCGATCGAGGCATGCAGCTTAACCTGCCGGCGGTGGCGAGCGAGTCTGACCTTCGCGATCGGATTTCGATGAAGCGCTACAAGGTGCCGTTCAGCGGCATCAGCCTGAACGATACCCGCAAGCGCGCTTCAGTGATCAACGCCGCGCGCAAGGCTCGCGACGTGGCGCGGGCCGAAGGTCTGCCGCTTGAGCAGGTCGTCGATCACCCCGAGGTTGGAGCGCTTTTTGAGGGTTCTGGCTACACGGTCACGCGTGAACTGGACGCGGACGGGTCCGTTGGAGGGGCGATTTCGCCGGCGAAGAAGCGCATTGCGCTGCAGGATCCGGAGGACGCGTTTACCGTCGCAGATTGGAATGCGATCGCCTACGGCAAGCCGGCGCCATCGAGAGAATCGATCGCAGCAACGCAGCGCAGTACAGTTGTTCATGAACTCGATCACCTTCTGGGGATCGAGGACGGCGCGGAACTGGTTTCGAATGCGCGGAACTCTGCAGAAGTGCTGGCCGATCCTCGCGTCGCGCCGATTGTGCAAGACCTCAAGGACGTCAAGCGCGCTCTAGATGAGGCGGGCGCCGCCTATGGTCGATCGCCTGACGGCACGCCAGAAAACCTTGATGCGTTCCGCGCTGCGGAAATGTACCGCGAAGAATTGCGCGGGCTTGTTGATGATCTGAACAAGGCGACAAAGCAGGTCGCGGCGGATCGTTACTATCGCGACCAATACGAAGTTCGCGCGCGAGCAGCGCAGGCGCGCATCGACCTGACGGATGAGCAGCGGGCTGCGCGGCCTATCTGGCTCGACGAAGACGTGCCGGTAGAAAACCAGATTGTCCCGCGGCGCATCGGTGATGCTGTGGGTTCAATAGAGGCTCAAGTGCCTGGTCCGCTGCCAGACGCCCAGCCCCCCAATCTTCGCCAAGAGGCGTACAACATTCGCAACAGCGTCGGCGCCCGCGCGCGCGAGGTCATGCCGCTAAAGCTCGACGAAGAGAAAGTATGGAGGCTTGTGGAAGCGGCGTCAGATGCCAAAGACGTCACGCGTGCGCGCCCGGTTGATATCCTTCCCGAGCGCGCAAAAGGGCAGGAGATGCTCGACGCGCTGTCTGCAGCGGGCGTGCGTTTCTTCAAAAACGAACAAGAGGCGTTCTTGCGCCGGTTCCCGCCGGAAAAGAACGCGACGCGCAAACAAGTTCAAGCGTTCATCGACGATGTCGCCTCGGGCAAGACGTTCGACGGGTCTTTGCTGCCTGGGCGCGCGGTCCCGTCGACGATCGACGAGATTACGGGCTTGGAGCCCGCGGAAAAGCTCGCGAAGGAAACGGTTTTTGCGACCAATCGCGACTTCAAAAAGACGCTCGACGCGCGTTTTCGAGAGCGTGCGCGTGCAAACCGGGTCGATCTGTCCGAAGATACGCAAGCCACGCGCGAGTATGTCGCGCGGATGGCGCTTGGCGACGCGCTGCACGCGCTGAAAGACAACGCAAACGCGATCGGCTGGTACGACGACCGCGTGACGAAGGCGCTGTCTGTGCTCGAGGAAGTGCATCCTGAGATCGCCAGCGACGCCAATGCCCGTTTCGCGTTCACGGTGGCGCTCGCGCTCACGTCCAACGGGCAGAAGGTCAACAAGAATTTCGAACTTGCCGAGCAGGCCTATCAACAATTCAAGGCCACCGGCCGAATGCCGACCAACATCCAGGCGGGTGAGGCGCAGAAGGCGATCAACAAATCGATGCGGGTTTTCAATGATCTCGTGGACCAGCACGGGATCGATGTCGTGCGTGACTTCTTGACCAAGAAGCACACTGTTCGCGACATCCAAGATTTCACGGGCATCAGGGTTAAGGACGGGCTTCTCGACGAAGAAGTATTCGGCGCTGCGATCTTCGGGCCAAAGATCGGCAACGGCTTCCTCATGAACTTGCATGGCGAGTTCGGGCAATTGACGATTGATCGCTGGTTCATGCGAACCTGGGGGCGCTGGATCGGCAAGCTGCTTGAAGAAAACCCCGAAATGGTTGCCGCGAAGCGTGTGCAATTGCGCAGCCTCATTGAATTGCTTGACCCCGAGGACAAGCGGGCGTTTGAGGCGATCATCGGGCGGCGTATGACGGTCGGAGATCTCGACGGCGTTGCATTAGCGATCCGCGCGGCAAGCCAAGACCCCGACGCGCGCGACCAGATGGCGCTGATCGGGCGGCTCGGCCATAACTCGCGTGGTTTGCTCGACGACGTGCTTGGCGCGGGCGCTGATGATGCGGAGCGCATTTCGGTCGGCGACGAGCTCCGCAAGGGCGGAAATGCGCTTTGGAAGTATCTCGACGGCCAAATCGAGCAGCCGAGCGGCCCGCCGCAGCGGCGCCAGATCCGCGAGGTCATGGCGACGGTTCTGCGAGAACTGCAGAAAGAGAACCCTGACCTGACGATGGCTGATCTGCAGGCGCTGTTATGGTATCCTGAGAAGCGCTTGTACGATTTCTCAAAGATGACGCCTGAACAGGTGGCTGAGTTTGAGGCGCGCGCCAAGGCTGCAGGAAAGGGAGGGTACACAGATGACGATCAACCGGATTACGCCAATGCCGCCGTCGAGCGCGCCACAGCGCTCGGCATCGATCGTGCCCGGATCGATGCCGCGCTCAAGCGCGGAGATGATCGAATTGCAGCCGGAAGACGCGCAAGAAGCGCAGGATCAGGAGATCGAGGACTACCTGCGTCGCAAGGACTTTCAGAACCTCAAGGACAGCCAGGAAGCGTAGACGCGGCTGTTCCTGGGCCGCTTACGGGCGGGCCTGGGGGCTCTGGCGGCGCAGGAGGCTCCGGACAGGCGTCTGCGTTTGGTTCGGGCCCGTACCCGGCGCCGCACGGCTTTGACCTGCAAGCCGGCCGCATGAGCGACGCGGCGAAGGAGTTCCCCGGCCCATATCAAGCCCCGCACGGCTTTGATCTTCAAACCGGCGGCATGGCCGATGACGTTCCTGGCCCGCTTCCCGTTGCTGGCGCGCGCCGGCCTAAAGGCGAAGACATCGCCTCTATTGTCGCCGGCGCTGGCGCTGTTGCGGCCGGCACGACCGATGCGAGCGCTGAGGATGGGGAAGGGGACGAGAGCCTCGCCAACATCCTGCAGATGGCTGGCGTTGCGGCGATGGCCGCGCCGTTTTTCCGGGGCGTCAAGGGGGCGAAAGGGGCCGCGCGAGCAGCCAAGCGCGACGAGGCCATTGAGACTGCGTTTAACGACCTAGTCGAAACGGCGGGGGAGAGCGCTTTCGCCGACGATGCGGCGGTGGCGGCGGCGCTTGCGGCGCGCGGTCTGCCTCGCAATGATCGCAAAGCGGTCGCGCAGGTGCGCGCGCTCGGAGAGCAGCATTACGGGACGCAGATGCAGTCTGGCGTGCGCGCCCCAAGCGTTGAGGGGTACGCAGGGCCGATTAGCAACGAGCCTCGCGACGCTTCCGTCTCGCCAGCGCTTGAAACCGCGCTGGATGATGCCATCGAGCAACTGTGGCAGATGGATCATCACACGCAGGTGACGCCGGATTTCATGCCCGACGCGATCACGCAGGCGCTCACGCGAAACGGCATCCCGGCTGACGACGAGGCCGCGCGCGCGTTCTTGGAAACGCAGATCCGCCAGCATTTGGTAGATGCGCTCAGCGGCCAAAAAGCGCCTTCTCAATTGGCCGGGGGGAAGCGGCCCCGTTCTGACATCGCCAATGCGCTCGCCACGACCGGCATCGGCCTCGCCGGCACGGCCGCCGTTATCGGCGCCGACGATGCACGCGCCGAAGACGGCGAAACCCCGCGCCAGATGGATCCTTTGTTCGGGCGTCCGGCCATCAACGCGCTCGACGACGGCAAGCCGATCATCTCGCCCGCCGAACTCAAGGGCCAATTGACCGTCGTCATCGCGCCAGGATCAGGCCGCTCGGCCTCGGCTGAGCTCCAAGACGGCACGCCGGTGCGCTTCGGGCAGGTCGAAACCGCCGACGGCCGGCGCTACACCACGGTCGCCCGCTTCGAAGGCGACGCGCTCAATGGGCGCTGGACCACGGTGGGGATCGTGGGGTCTCGCGAGGCCTACCGGCCGCAATCCGGGCCTGCGGGCGAGCAAATCGTGCCGCAGTACGAGGATCAGCGCGCGGACCTGCCGGGCCCGCTGGTGGACATGGAATCGTATCAGGGGCGGCAAAGGGCGGCGTTGGCGACGCTGGGCAGCGTCGGGATGGCATTCCTCGGCGGTCGCGTCGCCCGCAAGCTGACGAGCCCGCGCTCGTACACGCGAGAGGGCTTGATCACGCTTTCGCGAATGGCCGGCGGCGGCCTTGGTGGGGCGGCGGGCCAGGCGGCCCTCGGCGGCGACGCCGGCGACATCGCCGCTGGCGCGTTTGGCGGCGTGACTGCCGGCGCGATCGCCGGCGGCGTGCTGGACGAAGGCGTGCGGTTCTTGGGCCCAGGCGCGACGGCGATCGCGCGCGATCTGCGCGACAACGCATCGCGCACGATCGAAAACGGCGCGGCGCGCCTGCGCGGGGAGGCTGAATTCATCGCCCCGCCCATGCCGAACCAGCGCTCAATTCGCAGCGTGTCCTCGAGCCTGCAGCCTCGAGAGCGCCAAGCGCTCGCCGAAATCAGCGTGACCGGGTCCACGAAGGCCTCGGAGGGCACGATCAACTACCTGCTCGATGCGGGCATGATCGAGCGCCGGGACGATCGCTGGGCGCTGACGATGGCGGGGCATGATGCATTTGGCGCCTCGCCGCAGGTGCGCTGGAGCGATCCGCCGCAAGCCGGCGTGCGCTTCACCGGCGATGAAGTGCGTCCGAAGTCCGACATCGAAACGATGGAGGAGGCGCGCAACCTCTACTTTGCGCGCACAGAGCGCGCCGGCCCCGCCATGCGCAACGTCACGCCGACGCCGCCCACCGCAATCGGCGGACCCGGCGCGCCGATCGTCACGCCGCCGACAGGTCGCTTGCCCCCCGGCGGGGGAGGGCCGTCTCCGGCGCCTACGCCAACCCCACCGCAGGTGATCGATGGCGAAGCGCGGGTCATGGTCTACCCGCCCGGCGGGGCCGGCGGACGGCCTGGCGCCAACGTGCTGGACGAGCCCGTGTCGACGCCGCAGGGCCAGGGCCCGCAGCGCTGGTCGAGCGGCGACATCGAGATCGAGAACCCGGCCCACGCGCAAGCGCCGTCGCTCTACGACCCGACGATCGTCGTGCGTCAAAACCCGTCCGCGAACGACCTGTTCGAGGCGGTGCAGCTGAGCATGCGCGATCGCCTTCAGCCCGGCACGCGCTGGGCAGTCACCAACAATGGCGATCTCCTGGCGTGGGACGCGCATCTGGCGACGCACGCGGACGTGGAGGGCGCTGTCGACGCTTTCGGCGCGCAGGGCATCATCGATGGCCGCGACGCGGCGCTGCGCGAGCAGCAAGTGCGCGCCGCGCTCGAGGCGGCCAAGCGCGTGCGCGAAGGCAAAAGCATCCGCCCGATCGACACCGCGCCGCGCGACGACATTCTTCCCGGCCCGCTCAATCCTGGCGATCGCAACTTGCCGGAAACGCCGGGCCGCGGCCCGATCCGGCAAACGCTCGACACCGGCCGCTGGAACGCCCAAGGCCTTTGGGACGACGGCGAAAACCTGCGCCTTCGCCACCCGATCACGGGCCTCACCTTTGAGCAGACGCAGGCCCGCGCGTCAGCGGTCAGCCCCGAGCCGTGGACGGATTACTACCCGGCCCGCGAGCCGATGGGCCAAGTCCCGCCGGCGGTGATCGACGACGTCGTCCCGCCGCCGATCGATGCGCTCGAGGCGGCGCCGGTCGTGCCGGGCCCGCTCGACGGCGTCTCGAACTACAAGATGAACCAGCCCGCCCACGGCGTGTCCTGGCAGGGCCGCATCGGCAAAGGCGCGGACGCCGTCAAGACGCTCGAGTTCCTGGCGCAGAACTTCCCCGGCTTCGAAGGCGCGCAGGCGGCGATGGGGACCGTCAAGAAAGTCGGCGACAAGGCGAAATACGCGATCGACGCGATCCGCAACCGTTACCTCGAGGACGCAAGCTTCCGCGAGTTCATGGACAAGCGGTTCCCGGCGCTGGTGGCCGGCTTCGTCGGCGGCGGCGCGGCGGCGGGAAGCCTCGGGTCTATAGGCGGTGACGGCGAGGTGCCGGGCCCGATGATGTGATTGGACCGGATGCACAGCCCGACCAGCGCGACGCCGAAAGCCCACCACACAAGTACACTGATCAGCACGCGGTCCCACATCACGCCGGGAAACATCGCCGTCACCGCAACCATGAAGAGCGGAAGGCCCACGAACAATTCCGCGAGCGCAGGCAGCAGCGACCCTTTGCGCATCAGCACGAAGCGGCGGGATGAGGCAGGGGAGGCGAGGCGTTTCATGGCGCGAGCCTACCACGCCCGCGCTTTGCGTTCCAGCGTGGTTCCGGCGCTGGCGGCAGGGTGCGAAATGAAGGAGTGCGCGCATGCTCGGAGCGATTATCGGCGCGGCCATTAGCGCAGGCTCTGCGCTGTTCGGCGCCAGCAAGCAGTCGAAAGCGATCGATCGGTCCAACGCCGCCCAACAACAGGCGATCGAGCAGTCCAACGCCGCAGCGCTGCAGGCGCGCGATTACGCGCAGAGCGCCTTCGCTCCGTACGTCGAGAGCGGCAACCGCGCGCGCTCCTACCTCGATGCGTTCTGGGAGGGCTCGACGCCCGCGCGCGGCGGTGCGGCGATGTGGTCGAGCGCGCCGGCGGCGCGGGCAGGGGCGCGGCCCTCTGCGCAAGGCGCGTCGATCCCTGACGGGACCGTAAAGATCATGAAGAACGGCGTGCGCGCCGTTTTCAATGCGCAGAAGGGCGTGTTCGTGGATGAGGCCGCGATGCGCCGCGGAGCTCCGACCAATCGCGCGGCTCCCGCCGCGCCGCCGCGCAGCCCGCCAGCATCCCCCGGCATGACAGGCGCGATGCCCGGCGGCGGCTATGGCGCGCGCGATTATCTGAGCGCGATGAGGTAGGCCCATGTATTACGACCTCGACGGCAATTTGATCGACGACGGCGCTGGCGATTACAGCGCCGCGTTCGCCGCGCCGGCCGCGCCAGCCTACAACGGCTACGACGACGTGACCGACATGGGCGAGGTCGCGCGCCTGCAGCAAATTTACAACACCCGCCCAGACCTGCAGCAACAATGGGCCGACGCCACCGAGGGCCGTCCGTGGGAGACCCATCCCTTCGACGGCAACCCGCTGCAATTCATCAAATGGGCCGACGAGCAGGAGCGCGCGCAGGGCGTCCAGGGAGCGTCTGCCGACGCGGGCTCGCCGCGCGACGGCATCGTCCAGCAAATCGCGACCAATCCCTTCATGCAGATCGCCCAGGCCGCCGCGGACGATCAACTCGGCATCAACGACGAGGCGACCAGCGCGCGGCTGGGCCAGGCGCGCGATCTTTTCGGGGGCCGCACGGCGCTGGCCGGCGCGGGCTTTCGTCAAGCGATCGGGCGGGCCCAGGATTTCTACGGCGCCGAACAGGGCCGCGCGACGGCGGATCGCACCTATCTTGATGCACTCTCTGGTCAGCGCTACGACGAAGTCATGCGCAATGCGACCGCCGGGCGCGTCGCGCGCATGACGGACACTGAGCTCGCGCTCGCAAAGCGGCTTGGCCTCATCAGCGAAACCGACGCGCTCGAGACGGCTGATGCGCAACGGCAGGCCGACATCGCCCGCGACCGCGCGGCCTCGCTCTACGGCGTCAACGGCCGCCGCGGCGTCACCGATCGCTCGTTCGCGACGATCGCCGGCGACTTCGCGCGCAACCAGCAGATCCGGCGCCTGCAAAACCAGTACGGGGCCTTTGACCCGTATTTCCGGGCGACGGACAACGCGACCGAAGAGTATCTCGGCGCCGTCGACGGCGCGACCGCGGGCAAGTACGGCGACTTCCGGACCAATTACGGCGACATGAGCACGCGCCTTGGCCGGCTCAACCAGGGCGCCTACGAGGACGTGACCGGCGCCGATCGCGATCTCACCAAGGGCTACGGGGCGGCGTTCGACGATTACAGCGGCGCGAATTCCGACGCCTGGGCGCGGTTCTACGCCGCCCGCTCGCAGATCGCCGGCAACCTCGCAGATTCCGCGAAGGATACGACCGACGGCTGGCTTGATTACCAGGGGTCGAAGGTTCGCACGGGGCTTGATGCGGTTTCCAATCAGGTCAATGCGAGCAACGACTATTCGACCGTGCTGCGCAACAATTACGGCGCCAGCGGCGACGCGAACAGCAACGCGGCTTTGGGGCAGGGGTCTGTGTGGAGCACGGCCTACGGTAGGGTCGGCGCTGCGCTCGGCAACGCGGCGTCGAAGGTCAAGTGGGGCTCGGGATCGGGATCGGGCGGCGGCTATTCGCTCAACCCGATCCGCAACGCGAGCGAGACCTTCTACAGCTTTTAACGGCAACGCGTCCGACAGGAGGCCCTCGTGGCGCAATATGACTACACCGCCTGGGCCGCTCGTCAGCCCGATTTGGGCGCCGAGATCAAGCGCGGCTGGAACGAAGGCCTGCATGAGCAGGCGGGCGCGGCGGCGCGCAAGGGCGATTACTCGACCGCCTTCGATTTCGCCGCGCGGGTCGATCCGAACTCAGACATCGCGCAGGGCTACCGCAAGGCGCAGATGGGCCAGCGCGTTGCGGGCGCCATCGGCGACGGAAACTACGACGACGTGATCGCCGCGGGGCGTGAGTTCGGGGACGCCAACCTCGCAGCGACCGGCGCCAAGCTGCGCGACGACGACAAAACAAAGCGCGAGAAAGACGCCACCGTTTCGCTCTACGGCACGCTGCAGCGCGCGGCGGCGGCGCAGGATCCGGCCCAACGCATGGCGCTCTGGGCGGCGTTCCGCAGCCAAGTGAAGGGCCACGCTAAGCCGATGGGCTTTGACCCGGCCGCCGTCGACGAGTGGCCCGACGACCTCTCGCCAGAGATGGCGCGGGCCTTCGGGAGCGAGTTTGAGGCGCGGCTGGCGAAGCTGGGCGTGCAACTGCCGAAGGCAGAGAAGAAACAGCTGATGCAGGTCGATCTCGGCGACCGCATTGCCTTTCTGGATCCGGACACGCGGACGATCGTGGGGTCCGAGAAGAAGGGCAACGACCCGAACAAGCGCAGCGATGCGGAGGGGTACTATGTGCCGCGTGGGGCGCTCGCGCCAAGCAGCGCAGCGTTCCCAGGCGCGCCAGCAGCGCCCGGCGCCGAGCCTCAAGCGGGACCGAAGCCGCGGCCTGCGTATGGCCCGACAGCCTACGAGCTCCCCGACGGCAGCGTCGTTGAAATCTACCGCGACGCAAGGGGCCAGCCGCGCATCGGCAAGACATTCGTCGCCGCCGCGCCTAACCCTGAGGCGCCGGCGGACCAGCGTGCGCGCATCATGCTCGGCTTCATGCCAAGCGTTGATGCAGTCCAGAAAATGGAGACGCTGGAGAAGCAGACCGCTGGCGGTCGTGGCCCCTTCAACACGCCGTTGGGGCAGTCCGCAGGGCCGGTTCTAGCGAGCGGCATCCCGGTCGTCGGGAAAAGCCTCGCCAAAGTGTCGGGGTCAGACGGCTACAAGCAGTATGTCTCTGCGTCCAAGACGTTCGAGCAGTCGATGCTGCCCGTGTTCTCCGGCGCGGCCGTGACCGAAAGCGAAGGCGAGCGTTTCGTGCTCGCTCAGCTGCCGAGCCTGGGCGACAGCCCGGTTCTGCTCAAGGACAAGGCGCGCCGCCGCCGCCAGATCGTCAACGTGGCGGCCGTGATGCTCGGCGCCACCGTGCCCTTCCCAGAGGAGGGGATCCCAGACATCCCGCTCAAGCCGCTCGCGCTCGAGGCCCTGCAGAAGCGCGGCGTCGTCATGGGAGCCGGAGTGGCTGCTCCAGCCCCTGGCGCGCCGGGCGCTCCCGGCGCCAAACCCGACCCCTTCGGCATCCGATAAAGGCGAGGCCTCTCCGTGGCAAAGCTGAAAGAGTTCCGCGAGCAGAATCCCGAATACGACGACATGTCGGATGACGAACTGACGCGCGCTCTGCATCGAAAATTTTACGCCGACATGGACTTGGAGGAGTTCGCTGCGAAAATGCGCGGCGACCCGATGCCCACGGCGCCTTCGAAGACGGTTCCTCGTCTGCAGGACAACATCCGCGAGCCCGCGAAGCCTCGCAACCTTGCGCAAGGGATCTCGTCGTTCTTCTCGGCGCAAGGCAAGGCCGACGATCCGAATTTGGGCGAGTTCGGCTACGCGAGCATTCCCGAGGAGAAGGATCAGCGGTTTGAGGCCGTCGTGCCGGTGGTCGGAGATGCCGCTGCGGCAATGGTCAACACGTTGCCGCAAGGTACGCGCAACTGGCTCGGGGCCACGCAGAAGGCCTTTTCGGTGGGCGCCGGGGCCTTCGCCAACACCAACGAAATGCAACGCGCGCAGATCATCGCCAAGAACGTCCCGACGTCGGAATTCATGCGCGACAGCTACGGCAATGTGCTCGTGCGCTACCGCAACGACCAGCCCTGGACGTTCCTCAACAAGCCCGGTGTGACCGCGGGGCACGCGCAGGATGCCGTTGGGGAAATCGTGAAGTTCTCCACGGCGGCGGAATTCGTGCCGTTTCTCAATCCGGCGGCGAAGAAGGCCGCAGGCGCAGCAGGGGAGGCGGCGGGCGCCGCCGGCGAAGTCGCGAAGCGGACGTTTGGGGACGTCGCGAAGCGCGTCGGCGGCAAGATGCTGCGAGCGGGCGCAAACGCTGCGGCGATCACGGCCGGCGGGCAGGCGGCGACGATCCCGCTCGGAGCGCAGGGCGTCGAGGCGGGCGATGTGGCGGCAGCGGCGGCGTATGGCGCTGGCTTTGAGGGAGTTGGCACGGCCATTGGGGCGGGTTTCAAGGCGGCGCCGGGCGCTGCGCGCGCGGCCGGACGCTTCGTTGATGATCTCCTCCCTGGCGGGGCGCAACGTGCAGCCGAGCGGCAGCAAATGCTCGACGGCCTCACCGATGGGTTCCAGTCCCTGAAGGCCGCGATTGACGCATCAGCGCGTCAGCAGGCGTCCGATGCGGCGCGCGCTCAAGGGCAGGCGGCGGGTCTCATTGGCGACGCGCTTGAGCAGCATGTCGCGCGCACTGAGGTGCAGGCCGCAGCGCAAATTGCGGATGAAATCGACAAAGCCTCGCCGGACGAGATTTCGCGTATCGCTGAGACATTCGGCATCAAATTGTCCAAGAGCCAAGCCACGGGCGACCAAGTCGGTCTAACGTGGTTGCATGACGCCGCCGTCGGCACCTACGGCCCTGTGGCGCAGCGTGCCGCTGAAGCATTCATGAAAAAACAGGCGCTCTCCGCTCCGCTGATGGTGGATTTCGTCATACCGGGCGGCGCGCAGACGATCCTCGACCCGCCGTCCGCCGTCGGCGCCGCCCGCGCCGCAATGGGCGCGGCGCAACAGGCAACGAAAGAGGCAGAGCGCCCGGCCTGGTCGCAATTTCGGCAAGCCTCGGGGCGCGGACAATCTTACGACGTCACGCCTGGGGGATCGCCTGGAGGGGTGCAAACCGTGCTGGATCGCGTCGAGAAAACGCTCGTTGCGGAGGGAGAAATGGTGCGTCCCATTGATCCTGTCACCGGGGCTCCTTCGGAGCGTCCAATGTGGATGCCGGGGAGAAACGATCGCCTGAGCCAGACCGAAAACATTCTCAATCGGTTCCGCATCATGGCGTCGTTGGATCGAAATCAATTGCCGGTCAACGACGTGCAACGAATGATCAACTTGAAGCGCAGCATCGACGATGCCTATGATCTGGCGAAAACTGACACCGACCGCGGATTTCTCGCCATGATGGGATCGGAGGTCCGATCGTGGCTTCGGAACGATCTTCGTGCGCGTGGGGCCGAAACGACGGCCGATGTCCTCGAAAACGCTCTCGGCATTTCGGAGCGCCTTCACACAAACTTCCGCGACAACCGAATCATCCGCGGGATGTTGCATCCCGAGGCGCCTATGACGGACAAGCAAGTCGTTGAATCGCTTTTCGGCGGCGGCGATCAAGGCGCGCGCATTGGCGGCGAGGCAGTGCAGGCGCTGGAAACGATGCGCGAAGTTTTGGGGCCGACGTCTCCCGAGTGGCAAGGCCTTCGCGCAGCTGCACTGCGCCGAATGACTGACGGCCTTGAAAGGGCGGCTGAGACCGGACAGCAGCAGCGCTATTTGAGCGCATACAACACCGTCTCCGCGATGCTCAAGAACAACCGCGAGGCGCTCGCCGTGCTGTTTTCGCCCGAAGAAATCGCTCGGCTACAGCAGATGCGGTTGGTTCTTTCGCACCTTGTGCCGCCGGCCAAGAGCGCCACACAGCCGTCACGCTCGGGGCGCGTCGCCCAGATTGCAATGGAACGCATGGGTGCAACGCTTTCTGCGATTGTTGCGAACCTGAAGCAGGTGCCGGTCGCCTCTACGGCGATCAATTTTGCCGAAGATCTCGGAAACACGGCTAGGGTGCAAACCGAAATCATGGGCGTGCAGCCCGCGCCGCGCCCGTCCTATTCGCTCTCCCAAGCGCTGTTTGAAGCAATGGCGGCAAGCGGACGACCGCCTGTCCTGCCTGGGATCAGCGGCGCTGCGGGCACGGCCTACGGCAAGCAGCAGCTGAACGAGGGCCCCTCGCAGTGAGCTACCACGCCGTCGCCCCGCAATCCTCCAACCGCTCGCGCCTGGCGCTTGTGCCGCTCGATCTCATCAACGCGATGGTCGAACCCAACGCCGACGGGGCCAGGGGCCGCTCAAGTTATGTGGTTGTCCCGACGCCAGGACGCCGGCGGCTCGCCGAGCTCCCCGGCTTTTGCCGAGGGCTTTACGCCAAGCCCGGCGTGCAGGGCGGGGCGCTCTTCGCCGCGGCCGGGTCCGAGCTCGTCACCGTCTCGAGCGCCTGGGCCTCGACCTCGATCGGCGCGATCGCCGGCGCCGACCCGATGCGGTTTGCGGACTTCCGCGCCGCGCTGATCGCGCTCGCCGGCGGGACGATCTACTACCGATCCGATCCGACGTTCGCGTCGGTGACCGACGGCGATGCGCCAAGCCCGCCGAGCGCCATAACGACGGCGGGCTACCGGATCCTCGCGTCGGTCGTGGCGGGGGATGAGTTTGGCTGGAGCAAAGCCGGCCTCTACAACGATTGGGATCCCCTCGGCAGCGCGCAGGCGATCGACCTGCCGGACCCGATCGTGGGCCTCGGCCAAGACAGCGGGGACGCGATCGCCTTCGGCTCGCGCTCGATCGCGCGCTGGCGCGCCACGGGCGGGGCCGAGGACGAGGCGTTTTCGCCGATGGCGGGCATCGTCAACATGGGTTCGATCGGCGGGAATGTGATCACCGAACTCGACGGCGGGCTTTCGTTCGTCAACGACCGCGGCGAAATGGCCTCGATCGCAGGCGGCGCGCCGACGACGATCGAATGCCGGGCGTTCTCCGATGAGTTCAACAGGCTCTCGCTGCTCACGCGCAGCGCCGCGCTCGGCTGGGGCTATCAGGAAGGCCCGGTTTCGTTCTACGGCGTGCGCGCGGTCGGCCTGCCGCGCACCTACGTCCTCGACCGCTCGACGGGCCTTGTCCATCAGCGCGCGCGCTATGGGTACGCGACGACCTATGACGTCGGCTACACGGCGCGCGCCTACGACGCGACGGTCTGCGCAAGCCCGGAGAGCCCCTACCTCTGGCAATGGTCGCGCGACGTCTTCGACGACGACGGCGATCCGATCATTCGCACCATGACGGTGCGGGCCGAGATCGCCGAGGACATGACGATTTATTCGGTCGCGCTCGACATCCGCGTGATCGACCAGCCGCTCTCGGGGCAGGGGCTCGAGCCTTCGTGCATGATCACCTATTCGCGCGACGGCGGGCAGACTTGGTCGGACGATTGGGGCGACGTGCGCGTCGTGCCGCTGCCGGCGGTGGGCCAAGCTGACGCGCGGCCAGGCGATTGGCAGTTCGGGGCGTTCACGCGCGTGCATGGCGCGCTTTTCCGCATCCAGATCTCCGATCCGGTGCGCTTCGCCGTGCAGGGGCTTTGGCTCAACGAGGGCGTTCGATGAAAACCAAACCCGGCCATTACGTCCGCACCGACCGGCCAATCGTGAAAGACGACGGCACGCTGACCGACATTGACGGCTTTGCGGCGGCCGAGACCGTCAACGCGGTTGTCGATCGCACCGGCGGGGTGATGTTTGAGATGATGCGCTTGCCGTCGTACCTGAAGGCCAAGCTGCCGCCAGCGGCGAACGGGCCAGGCCTCATCTTCGTCTCCGACGCGACCGGCGGCGCGGAACCCGCGTTCTCCGATGGGGTCGACTGGCGCCGTTGCTCCGACAGAACCGTCATTTCGTGAAGACCGTCTTCCAGCGGTTGTGATGCAAACGGCCTATGCCGGCTTTGTTCCCCGCTGCACTTTTGCCCGCGCTTGACGACGCGGGGGCGTCGATCTCGGGCGCGAAGCTTGCGTTCTTTTTGACCGGAACGACGACGCCGCGCGCGGTCTATTCAGGCCCGACGCTTGCGGTCTCGTTGGGATCGGTCGTGACCGCCGACAGCGCCGGCCGCTGGCCCGACATCTGGCTCGACACGACGGTCCAGTACAAGGTGCAGTTTCAGCGGGCGGATAGTTCGATCATCAAGACGGTCGACCCGGTCAATTTGGCCGATACGAGCGTCTCGCTCTCGATCGTCGAACAAGTCTTCACCGGCAACGGGTCGCAGACCGCCTTCGTGATGGCAAACGTCGCGGCGACTTCGGCCGGTCAGCTGCAGGTGTTCGTCAACGGCGTCTATCAGCCGATTTCAGGCGCCTATTCGATCTCCAGCGACGGCGTCAACACCACCGTTACGCTGACCGCGGCCCCAGAGTCTGGCGTGGTCGTGCATATCCGCTATCTCGTCGTGCAAGGCGCGCGCGGCGACACGGGGCCGGCGTCAGCGATCACCTGGGCGTTTGCGACGTCTACGGCGGACGGTGATCCGGGGGCAGGGGCCTTCCGGCTCAACAATGCGACGCTGTCTGCGGTGACGCAGATCTTCCTCGACAATTTGTCGGCGTTCGGGAGCGTGGACGTTTCGGCGTTCGTTGACGCTTGGGGCTCGTCCTCATCGGCCAGCAAGGGCTTTTTGGTGCTGCGCTCGCAGCTGACGCCCGGCAATTACGCGGTCTACCGCATCACGGCGGCGCCGTTTGCGGCGAGCGGTTATCGCAAGGTAACGGTGTCGCATGTCGCAAGCGCTGGGACGTGGATCGCCACTGAGGTGTTCTCGATTGAGTTCTCCGCGATCGGGGACAAGGGCGACGCGGGGAGCGGCGGGGCGACCTATGCGGCTGACATCGGCAATGGCGTGGCGACGTCGTTTGCGCTCACGCACGGCCTCGGAACGCGGGATCTCTCGGTGTCGGTGCGGCGCAACTCAGGGGCCTATGACGTTGTCCTCGCGGACACGGAATTGACGGACGCCGATACGGTGACGGTCAGGACGGTGACGGCTCCCAGCGCGGCCCAGTATCGCGTCATCGT